CCTATTAAATTCACCAGTCTCTACTCTTGTATCAACAGAAGTTTCAGCCCATTCCTGAATAGCCTTATCTAAATCTTCTTTTATAGATTTCACCGCTTCGCTTCTGGCATTCCAGTACTCCTCATGCTTAGCGTCTAAATCAGCATCTTTCTGTGTCGTAGGTTTCCTTTTCTGCCTGAGGTACCACCAAATAGACCACCCAATGGCTAAATCAAAGAGCGCGACATAGTTGCCCATTCTTATGCTTCCGATTACTGCAAGCAATGTAAATACTAAAAAGAACCAGAACCAAAATCCAAATTTTTTCTTATTCATAGAATAAACCATACACAAATAACAGAATAATGTCAAACAAGAAAACCCCCTGCTCTAGAAACAGGGGGTTCTTATTACTTAGCAACCGAAAGGAGTGGTTGAGTTAGAGCGAGGAAAACGAATAAAAACTCGCTCTACCAATAAGGTACCACAACTTTAAGCCGCTTGCAACAAAACTGGAAATCTTTTTAGTCACCAGTCATTACCATCTGGAAGGCAACGTCGTGTCCAGCGATTGCTTCTTCTTCTGTAGCATAAGTCGCTACGTAACCGTGGCTATTACCGTTTACGATTACCGTCTCAAAGAAGTCGACGTGCTCAGGGTCGTTAGGGTCTACAGAAATCCAATCAGTAGTGACCATAATTAGAGAGTCACTGGTGCTTGCTTCAATTTTAGACCTGACGATGTTACGAGTACTTACGGAACTCATCATCTCTAGGTAGAATACAAAATCGCGAGGGTGTCCCTCAGCGTTGAAAAAACTCATCCTTCAACTCCTCTAATCTTTTTTGGTAAGTAGGTCTTCGAGAGATTCAAAGTTAGAGTCTTCAACTCCAACCAGAGCCAACAGTGACTCAAACGCTTCTTCCACATAACGTCCACCGCGTGGAGTGTAGAAGACAATGCTCTCTAAGAACAGGTGTGCAATTGGTAGCGCCAAGTCTTCATCCTTGATGAACTCTTTGAAAGTCTCATCTTCTCTGTGGTTTAGCCACAGGTCATTTAGGATTCTACACTTCAGCAGAAAACCAGTTCTGTCCGCCAAGACTTCTCCCTTGTTTAGTTCTAAGACTATTTTACTTTAGCCTAGCGGGGTCTAGTTATCGTCCAGCATCGCCTGAGTAGATTTCTCAAACCACTGAGTCAAAAGTTCCGACATCGACTGGATGTCTAGCAACTTGAATTCCTCGCGCTTATCTTCAGATAGCAAATCGATAAACGAAGACAAGGCGATAGCAAACTGTTGCTGAACGTCTTGCTCTAAAGCCAGAGCCAAATAGACTCCACCCGGCATAGCAACCGTCCATGGCAGAGTTGCACTGAAGTCGTTCAACTCGACCGACACCAGTCTTACGTCATTTACATCGCCCACTTTGAACCCTCACGTCCGATGACAAGGTGCCAACCATAATCAGCATCGCCACTAAATCCAGTCTTAGCCCACTGCCAAATCCTGCCACAATCATTGCACTGCCACTCTTCAAACTTAACGCCCCTCATAAAGAACGTCGAAGGCTTGGGGCAGGAATGTAGATTATTTTCTATCATCGTCATCGTCCAATCCAATGTTGACCGCGAGCGAACCGACAATAATAATGATTACCATCCAAACTGCTGGATTCTCAAGTATCATCTGTCTCCTCCGTAAATAACTAGCAGAGATAAATAGAATACTCCGACAAGAACGTTGACGACAACGTATGCCATTATCAGACCCAAGAACGTCCACCACACCATTTTTAGTGTTTCCACTGTCTTACTCATCAGCGTTCATCCAACCAAAGTATTTGTAACTCTGGCACTTAGAACAGAAGTTGTTCTCGCCTTCAGTTCCCTGCTCTTGACCACAGCCTTCGCATCCAAAATAACGTTTGCCCACTGGGGTTTTCGCTTTGATAAGGTCAATGGCTTTGACTATAGTTGCGCCATTCCAGTTGATGTCATACTTAACTTCTTCTAGCAGGGCGATGATGCGTTCCTGCTCAAGGCGTTCGCCCCACTTCACGCCCGCTTCGCGTCCACGCTCAAATTCAAACTCACTCATTTGTTGTCTCCATCTTCTAGGTAGCCATCTACAGGAACCCAGCAAGCACAGCCTACGTCTTGAATAAAGTCTTCAGACTTACCACATGTGCCACAGACACCCGAATCAAACTTGACCTTGTCCGAGAAAGCAATCTCGTCAATCACATCATTCAGGTCATTAGCCGTCATCTTCTTGGCTTTAGTTTTTACGACCTCAGCCAACTTACGCTCAAGGATGTGCAGGACGCGCTCACGCTCAACCGTGGCTTTATTCTTACAGCACACGCAGTCAGGTCCGTCATAGTAAGGGTTTTTGAAATCTCTCACTTGTTCTCTCCCTTGATAAGAGCGATAGCCCAATCAGCACAAACACTGTCGCTATCTTCGAACTTCTTTATAATCTCGGCTTCTTTTTCTGCGCGACCATCAGCAAGACCGTAGTCATATGCATCGATTCCCATTTTTGTCCTTTCGTATTACTGTAGTAAAACTATAGCAACTACCAAAGATTTTAGCAATAACCCAGACAAAGATAAACCCCCTCTGGGGGGAGAGGGGGCTATCTAGGAGTCTCCATCGACTTCCATACTTATATCTTACACAAAGATTACTCGACGATGCAAATCAAATCTGCAAATTCCATAACCATAAAAGAACGTCCATCGTATTCAACTTTGGTTCCGCCGTAAGCCGAGTAGATAACTCGGTCTCCGACTTTTACGTCTTCTACTGAATTACTGACGTCGATGACAATGGCTTCATTGGTTTCAGACTGAGCAGACTGAGGGATTACTAATCCAGAGACCGTCACTTCTTTAGGTTTGATTGGCTCAATGACAACTCTTTTACCGAGTGGTTTGATTAGGGTCATGGCGCTACGCGTCCGTTCTTGTTGAATGAATCGTAAGTAAGAGGCATCTTCTCTGCGAAGAAGCACTCCATCTTCTCAGCAACCATCTCGATTTCTCGCTGAGGGAAACTAGGGAAGTGCGTACCCTCACGGGTGGTACGCAAAGATAGGAAGTTCATGAGCGAACGAGCGTTCATGGTTACATACATCGAAGAGTAGATGTTCACAGGAAGAACACCACGAGCAACCTCGCGGGCGATTCCAGCGTCAATCATGTCTTCGTAAGAATCATAAGCAGTCTGGTTTGCCTCATAGGTGAGTTTGTAGACCGCAGACAACTGGCTCAAAGTTCCGTCCTCAAACTCATAAGCACCTGGCTTACCCTTTTGCACCAACTTGCGTCCCAAGTTAGGGACGTAGAACACAGGCTTCAGTTCCTTGTAGCGTGCGCTCTCTTCGTTGTAAGAAGCGATACGGTGACGCTGGAACTCACGGAACACGAAGATAGGTGCTTCGATGTAGAAGGTAAAGGCGTTGTGCTCGAACGGACTTCCGTGTCTGTCTCGCATTAGGTAGTTGATTAGACCAGCATCCTTCTCAGCGTTATCGCCAACTGAACCGCTTGATACGCGAGCAGCCCGAACAACAGCCGAGTCTGAAGCCATCGAGTCAACCAACTCAACAGTCATGTCTGTTCTGTAGTCAATCATTAGAGTTCACCAATTCCCGTAGAACCGAATCCATCTCCACCTCGTGCGCTGGCTTCTAGTTCACCGACTCTTTTCCACCCAACTGATTCAAACTTCTGGAACACCAACTGGGCGATTCGGTCTCCCTTATTTACAACGAACGTCGACGGACCAGCGTTATGAAGGATGACACCAATTTCGCCACGATATCCAGAGTCAACAACACCAGGAGCGTTAAGAACAAATACGCCATGCTTAAGAGCGAGACCACTCCGAGAACAAACCAACCCAACGTAGCCATCAGGAAGACAAAGGCGGACACCAGTCTTAACCAAAACAGTGTTGCCAGTACGGATAGATACGTCTTCATTTGCTCTAAGGTCTGCACCAGCATCACCCGCTCTTGCGTAAGTGGGGAGCATCCCCTCATCAGCGATAATTTCTATTTTCATATAGAAAAGTCTACACTTACCAGCCGAATAACCAAGCCCCGACAGCCACAGAAAACAGCAAAACAAGCATAAAAAGCATGGACAGACAACTGTCTGTAGCACGCTTGTCTTCTTCACGAAGGTAGGGAGGCTCTTTGTCGTCAGTCATTTTTCTTCCCTCCACACTTACAGTTTCCGCAACCGCAGTCAGACATGGTAACTCCTCTCATCAGAAACTCCATTTTCGCATAAGATTTGCGACATGAGTTGCCCCCTTAGAGAGATTCGAACTCCCGGCCTTACGGGTAGAAACCGTCTGCGCTATCCACTGCGCCATAAGGGGTTATTGTTTTCCGCGCGAACGTGCGGATTTGAGCCAATTGCGTACCGAAAGTAGTACGGTTTTGCCATTATCCGCGCGAACGTGCCGATTCTGGCTCATGAGGAAGGTAAGGGATTCGAACCCTTGGTGCTGTTACACACGACAGTTTTCAAGACTGTTCCTTTAGTCCACTCAGGCAACCTTCCGAATGAGAATAGCCTACAGACTAAATCTCAAAACCACAAACCTACTTTATCTCCATAAAGATGCCTTTGTGGTGTTTCACCTTGACCGTCGAGTCAACGTAAACTTTGAATCCATTCCTACGGGCGTTTACGCAGAAGGAATAGTCTTCGCCTAGGTTCAAATCGAAGTCTAGATGTTGCCACCTGATTCTCTCCATTAGGAACCAAGGGCGGTCACACTTCTCGAATACGCCAGACTTCATTGCCACAAAGCCGAAGCCAACGCCGAAGCACTCGTGTAGTCCTTCGTCTAGCATAAGGAAGTCTTGCTCACGAACCACAGTTGGTTGACCAGCGCCGTCGAAGAAAGAAACTCCAACTCTGCCGTCTAACGCAGTAGGGCATAGCCCGCTGACAATGTCTTCATCGCTCAGGTAGATTTTCTTGAAAGCGTCAACTGTCCACTCTGTGTCAGAGTCAATCCAGAATATCTTTCCATAAGTAAAAGCCCCAGCGCCTATCTCACGGGTTTCCCAGTTAGGAGTGTAGGAGTTAAGCGCCGTAGCCTCTCGCGTCTGCGAAATCAAAGAGCCTTGCTTGTTCAAGAACTTGTAGGTAAGACCCTCAGACTCTAGCCAGCGCACAGTGTCAATCAAACTGGAGACATACTCAGCGTGGAGCATCTTTCCCGGTGTAGCAATAAGGACGTCGAAGTATGGCTTTTCCATAGGACTACCTGCCTCTTTCAGCGTCTCTACGTTCCTTGTAGCATTTAGGGCAGTAACTTCCCTTGAACCAAATCCGATGTTTCCGACACGGATAACCAGAGGGACGTCGACGACTAGTCATTCAAGCCACCCTCTTCAAGTACATCTTCTAGGCTCTCAAAGCCAGTGTCTTCTTCTACTCCCAGACTAGCCAGTAGCAAATCAAAAGTTTCATTTACGAAACCCTTAGCCTTGTCGGTCTTCTTAACAATCCCAGCGTCAAGGGCGTAAGCCAAGGGAAGCCCTAGGTCGTTGTATTCGATGAAGTCAATAAATTCAGCATCACTGCGATAGTTGAGCCATATCTCACTCAAGATACCGCACTTGTCCTTGAACTTAGTTGCCATCCTTATCCTCTATTACAGGTCCGTTGTTTAGGTCAGTCATGACTTGGTCAATCTCCGTGAACAGCGTCTTCATCTGGCTGGCAACAATCTTGTCCTCAAGGACTTCGAGTTTAGCCTTTGAATCAGCAATAGCCTCATCGAGTTCCTGAATTCGTTCCGTCAAGAACTTCTGGAACATCTGACGCCCGTGGCGCTGTACTTCTTCGCTTTCGCTCATTACTTATCCGTTTCTTCGTTGTTTTCGTCTTCCCTAGGCAATGACCTAGGAATCTTATCTATTTCTTCTAAGGCATAAGTTACCCAAGGAGCATCTACTTTGCTAAGTGCCTCTTTGATTCTGTCACGCTCCAAAAGCGCACCGTTGTTCATAAACATGTAGACGACCAACTCAGATGCCTCATCTGGCAGGTCAACCTCTATAGTAGTAAATCCTTCGGCGTCATACTTGGTTTTTTCCTCGCGACTGCCAAAGGTCTCCCTAAAGATGTCAAAGAAATTCTTACTCATCGTCCGCTCCACCTTTCAAGATTAGAGTCATGATTGCTGCCGAGATAGCCCAAGTCAGCATACCGCCAGCCATCAGGTGAGCCAACCCATCGTTGGGGTTGACTACGCTGGAAGCCAGCCAAGCCGAAATGACCATCACAGCCAAGAATACAATTAGTAGTTTCATTTGTACTAATTCTATCTAATGTATGTTGATTGTCAATTAGATAACCCTGAAGTCACCAGTCAGGTCGTCATCCTCAAAAATCCTGTCAATCTTGTCATACAGTTCATCCAGCGTGCCGTCATTGACAATGATGTGGTCAAACATAAACCCATCAAGCGCATGCTCCGAAGGATGGTCATTCACAGCCTCGTACCCAGGGCGAACTACTCTCCACACCTGACCGCCGAAATCTCTAACCCGCTGAGCCTCATTTACATAACGGACGTCGCTGAGCGCAGCCCTAGGGTGGATAGCCACTTCCCTAAATGCTTGGTCCACCCAAAAGTCGTTACCCCACATGTCTCTGGCAACTTCAGTTCCCAGTCTTTGCATTAGACCACGGACGTCGACGCTGATGTCTTTGAGTTCTTCCCAGCCATAGAAGTCAACCATGTCGCGTAGCGCCCAAGGGAGTTTGGCTTCGGGGTCGTCTTGAGTCTTTACTCTGACTATTGGATTTAGGTTGTAAAGGGCGTTTCTGATTTGGTCCGCGAAGGCAATGCGTTTATAGGAGTACTTCATCTCCAGATATTTGACAACGGTGTCTTTACCAGAGCGAGCGTATCCAGCAAGACCGATACACGAGAGGGGATTGATGTTCATTCACTCATCCTACCTCTTACGCTACAGAATAGCCAAAAACGACCTCTAAATCCAAAAGTTATATAATAATGTACGGTTTTTGTACACGACCCTATGTATAAACCTAAACCTAAGTTTATACAACGCCCATCCAAATAGGCTTAGAGCCACTGCTTTACAATAGATACATGAGTGGATTCCTTGTACCCGAAGAGCATGACTTAGCGGCTGCTCTTGTAGAGATTGCCGAAAAGCACGGGAAGTTCAACGAGGACGAAACTGGCATTTGGGCTGGATACAAGCCAGCCAAAGAGAACGAATACAAGTCGATTGGCGTCAAGTGCGAGAACTGCGTCCTCTATCGCGGTGGCTCAGAATGTGCAATCGTTGCCATGGCAGTAGAGCCAGAGGGCAAGTGTAGATTTGCTGTCATTCCAGATGGCGTAGTTGATGTCAGCGGAGCACGACCTGGAACTGACGAAGACGTTAGCGTAAGCAATTACTTCCAAGAACCAAAGGAAGAAATCCCTCCTTATGTTAGAGACTCAGTAAAAGAAGTAGAACCAATCGACATTCGAACTATCGAAATAGATGACCTAATCCCAACCCAGAAGACCATCAATATGCGTCGCGTTGGTGATGTAAAAGAAAACCACAACCCAATCAAGGTATGGGAACGCGACGGGAAACTCTACTTAGTAGATGGACACCACCGAACTGTGTCAGAACTATCGCGTGGCAGGCAAGAGATAGTTGCTAAGGTTTATGCAATTGATTTGCCTCAAGTAGCAACAGCAGGTTCAAAGCCAGCCCCAAAGAAAGACCGAATCAAAGGCTCTGACAAGAACAAGAAGGGTTCCGCTGATACTGGTAAGGGCGTCGAGTTCACAGCCGCCATCACTAAGGCTCTTGAAAAGAAGGTAGAAGACCACAATGCTAAGGCAAAGAATGGTCGTAAGGTAAACCTTCGTATGCTCAAGGCAGTTTACCGTCGCGGAGCAGGTGCGTTCTCAACTTCTCACCGCCCAGACCAAAACCGTAACTCATGGGCAATGGCTCGCGTAAATGCGTTTCTTAAGTTAGTGCGCTCAGGTAAACCCACAAACCCTAAGTACACCACCGACAATGACCTGCTTCCTAAAATGCACCCGCGTCACAGCGAGGCGTCCAGTATGTCTCCACTCCTTGCGTCATTAGTATCCAAGTTAGATGAAGAAGTTGAACTCCCCAACGAAGACAGCGCAAACTGCGAGGTCCTAGGGATTACCTGCGACCAGCAGTGCAACTGCAACTAATCTGCGGTCTCCGACTCAGCCACAGCAACAGCATCTGCTCGCTTGGCTTTCATCTTTTCTTTATGCTCAGCGGCTAGGTGAAAGTCAGTCTTATTCTTGTAGTGGACAGTCTTGATTCTGTCCATCCTAAAACTGCGCGTACACTCAGCGCCCTTTTTCCCGCCAAAGACGTCTACCCACTCAGCGCCCTTTTCAGTCTTTACGTATTTGATAAAACGGAATCGCCCACGCTCGTTCGAAATCTTTAGTTCAGTTCCCTTAACTACGTGGCGTCCATTTATCTGAATCTCAGTAAGGACCGACCAGTTGTCGCACGGCTTTGGTGCTACTGGACCCACTGGCTTTCTTTTTGCCATGACAACCTCCTATGTTGTTTGTATAAACAATAGCACATAGGGGTGACATTATTTTTATTTACCTTTATACTCGTGTGAGTAACTCCAGCGATTCGGGTCAATAGACCAACGCTGAGCGCCGTCTAAATTCAAACCATCGGTGCGCCTCATGTGATTCTTAGAAGTAGGCTTCCATTTATTGGACTGGTCACGATAGCCACCCAACCTAGGGTGAGAAGTTTTAGAGAAGTAACGCTTACCGTTATCAATGTAGTACTGGGCTACTGCCTCTGAAACTTTTGGACCCAAACCTAAGCCCTGATAGTCGGGGTGAATCACAAGCCTGTGCTCACGAAAAGCATTTTGAACCGAACCAGATGGATAAGACAGCGTGGCTACAAAACCTACTAACTGTCCTTCCCAGACAGCCACATAGCATCGTGCTGTTTTATTGAGCGATTCGGAGAGATAGTGATACGGAGCGAAGTGTCCCCAAAGCGTCCTGTCGGCAGGGAGTATTTCGACCACCATGTCTGGTCGATGAAGATACCTCCCAGACGTCCACTCGCCACGGTCGGTGTCGATGACCCAGTCTGGCTCCAAGTATTCCAAAACATCTCGGTGGCAGGTGGCTAAGACAATGCCTTCAATCTGATTCTTTCTGACATAACGAGCCATTGAAGCAGATGCAGCCTTAGCGACATTCCTATCTATGACCGAAGTAAATTCATCAATGCGTGCGCAACTATGGAGCGAGCGTGCCAAGTTTGCGCGAAACTGCTGTCCGTTAGATAGAACGTTATATGGCTTTACCCACTCAGGAACAGACATAAGACCAGCAGCAGCCAACTTTTCACTGGCATCTACGGGGTCTTCAAAGTGCGAGGCAATTGAACGAGACGACTCCCACTCTGGCAGTGGAGTAATTTCTCCATCAAACTGAGCAAGAAGTTTTGATTTACCTGTCCCAGACGCTCCAACTATTACACCAATACCCCAGTATTTAGGTAAGTCATTAGGCAGGACATAAGGATAGAACTTCTCTGTACCGTCTGACTGATAGTCAAAAGGTCTAATTAGTTCTGATGTAATCGGGTCTAACTCCACATTAGAGGTAAGTGGAGTATCCGAGCGAAGCAGTGGCTTCCAATTTGGTTCTGTCTCTGTCGTCATTTCTAAATTCTAACTTATTTAATGTAACTAGTGGAAGACCCGTAGCCACTACCCTTAAGCATTACTGGTGGAGACGAGAACTTCTTAGTCATCGCTTCTTTGCATTCATCGCACAACACCTCAGGTGATTCACTCATTCCGTGGTGAACTTCCTTGATAATGTCACACTTCTTGCATTGGTAATCGTAAACAGCCATACGTCAATTCTAGTCTGTACCAGAGTGAGTGACTTTTAGAAATTTCCGTCTGCCACTTGCCAAGTCTTTAGACCAAGTTTGTTACGCCATAGATTTACCACCTGATTGCGGTCATCCAGAACAACAAACACGTCGTACTTATCGGCAATGTGCTCTTGGAACAACTCGTTCTTCACAATCCAATCAGGACGGTGGTCACCAGTTTTACGCATGTAAATCTCGTGGTACGGAACATTGTGCTTTTTCAACCACGCAACGGTGACATCCATGCTGTCGTCGTCACGTCCCGACATAACCACAATCTTGGTCCCCTCGTCATGTAAAAGGGTGACAACTTCACGCACAGCGTAGTCAATGTCATCTTCGATAACTCGGTCATAGTCATAAGGACTGCGACCAGTCATGTGAGCCAAAGTTCCGTCGATATCAACAATCACGCAATCTTCTCTGTACAGGTTTTGGTATGGAGCAATTGCGGGAACTTCGTAAGGAGCCGTCCAAGGCTTAAGTTTGCCAGCGGTCTTCCACATCTTTTGAATGACATCTGCACCTACTGGCTTGTCACGAAGAGCATCGCGAGCAATACATTCTTCAACTGGAACAGCAAGGAACGTGTCGTCGACAATGAAATCGGCATCGTACTTCACGGCAACATCAAACAGAGCCTTCACGGTCTGAGTAGCCAAGTTTGTGTTGTCCACGTAAATGTGGGTTACGGCATCTTGCTGTAGGAAAGTCTCCAGCATTGCAAGGCGCAAGTTATGTAGAGTATCGCGAGTCGCGTCCGAGAAAAAGAAATCACCCAAGGGGCGTCCGTAGATACTTGCCGACAAATCATCATTGTTGATTCTGACGGCGGTGCCAGCAGGTAGCAAAGCCATCTGCTCTTTTACCCAAGTGGTCTTACCTGCTCCAGGAATACCACGTGGGACGATTACTGCTTTTTTCATTTTTGTCCTTTTAGTTCGTTTGATTCAAGAATAGCAAAAACCCCTCGCTTTCGCAAGGGGCTTTTAGTTTGAGCGAATACAAGGATTCGAACCTCGTCCTCTGGTTTGGAAAACCAGCGTTCTACCAGTTGAACTTTATCCGCAGGTCCAACCCTTTTTATGGGGTTGGGGTGAGAAGGAGGATTCCACCTCCACAGACAGGCAACCATTCGGATTCAGTAACACTGTCTGACCACGAGTTATCCGCTAAGAAAACAATTTACTGGGGCTAACCAGTTAGGCTCTAGGGCTTACCATTTGGCATCACTTGCTAGAACTTAATTTGTTCCTCGTGTGCGTTAGGGAGTCGTTTGCTAACTCCACATTCCGCCATACTCCACAGAGACCGTCGCCTCTGTGTTTGTGGATTGCTGGGTCTCGAACCCAGTGTCTGCCTTGACAGACAATCCTCCCCACCTTTTCAGGTGGAGGTCGTCCCCCGCTATCCAGCGAAGGTCGATATACCTATGGTATACCCGTAACCGCTAATTTACCAAATCCAACACGCGACTGTTGGAAATCCGCTACGCCCGTCATGACGTCTATCTTCGCTTCTCCCATACTTCAGGATACTAGGTTGATTACATACCAATCAGTTGGTCAGGGGATGTGCTCAATGCTCACACATTTAGCAAATCAGTCTTACTATCTTTACACCAATAACTAAAAAATGCAACCACCATTTCTGGGGGTTGGCGTAGCCCCTCCACCACAAATCAAAGGACTGTGGCTTTGGGGCATAGCCGTGGAGATGGGGGGAATCGAACCCCCGTCCAATCATTGGTCCGCTGTTCTTCTACACGCTTAGGCTCTACCAGCCACGGTACTGCGAAGGCGGGATATAGGTCTCCTGCTGCAACCTTTACTACTACGTCCTCTTTACCTGAAACCTGACTGCCCAGCGAGAACTACTGCTTTGTCAGGGGCCTTAGCGGTATAACTGGGTTACGCTGCTAGTGCGAATGCTGAACGTGAGTTTGCATTTATTGTTTTGACGGATTCAAGAGATACCGTCATCTCTGCGTGCTTCACCAACTTCAGAATGACTGTCGAAACCAGTCATCCCCTAAAACTGTATTTAGTTGTATCCGTAGATGCTATTGCAACTAGGACTTTGTCACAAGACGACGCTTATCGGCATCGAACATCTTGGGACGCTTTTTAGAAGCCTTACCGTTGTTACGAGTAGAGGTTTCTTTGGTTGCCTGTGGCTTACCGCCACCTTTTCCTTTTGCCATGTATTTATGGTAGCAGAAAAATTTCGCCGTAAGCAAACAACTTAGATTTGATTTCTAATAAAACTTATGTCTATAATCAGGTATAAAGGTTCTCAGGAACTGAAAAGACAAACGAAGGATACAAATGAGAAACGAAGAACTAGTCAGTCGCTATGCACCAAAACTTATAGAGTTGCTACCACTGGCTCGTAAGGCATACGGACTACGTAGCACTGTATCGCCACAGCACGACGCCTCGCGCGAGTACACTCGCCTACTGGTCGAGTACTACAACCTAGGCGGTAGCCTGATTGCAATTGCAGAAGCAGTTGGAGTCACATACGCAGGAGTGCGTAGACGAGTTACCACGGCAGAAATTGCTCCAGTCACCAAGCGAAACCGAAGCAAGGCAACACCTGAGCAAGTAATAGAAGCATCGAACCGAATCATGGCAATCAAAGACACTGGCTCGGTCGAGGAGTACCACGAGGCACTACGCCACGAATACGAAGACAACGGCATCTCGCTAACTAAGATTGCCAAGGCAATGGGACTGAGTTCGTCGAACCCGCTTTACTATGGTGTATCGAGAACCAAACTAAAGAAGTAAAACAAAAAAGAAACCCCCTCAGTGAAAACTGGGGGGTTCTTTATTTTTATGACTTAGAGGTCAGAAGACTTCTTGTTGCGAGCAACTTCTGCTTCAGCAGACGAGGCGAATGCGATGTCAATTTCTTCGTCATCTAGGACGCCGTCTACAACATAAGCACGGGCTAGTGACTCAGCCACTTCCATAACACCAACGAAGGCTGCTACAAGGGCTGACTGCCAGAGTTCAACTCCAGCGATTGAACCAGCGGCTAGAACACCGCTGACTTTGAGGATTACAAGAGCAAGAGTGCGCTTGAGAATCTTTTTGATAATTTCCATTTGAATCTCCCAAGATAGGTTTGGTTAATAAACCCTCTCCCAAGGCAATTCCATTTTATCACGTGGAAATCAATGCTATTTTTTGAGTCCCCTGAAGGTCACTTGGAACTTAGTGATGTCCAAATTCTGTCGCCTAATCTTACGACGCTCATTCTCGGTAGTGCCACCCCAAATTCCCATTTCACCATTTTTTAGGGCGTACTCTAGGCACTGCAATCTAGCAGGGCAGGAGATACAAACTCGCTTTGCGTCAGCCTCGTGCCTATAGGCAGAACTCACAATTTTTCCGTCAGACCCCTCTACATCTTCGGTGAAGTATGCGTCTGGATAAGTCTCCGCACAAGGTGGGTCAAAGTCAATCATGAACTCTGGAATGTTGAGTGGCTCAAGTGCCATATGTATTACTCCTCATAGGTTGTGCGTCTCAGATAGTCTAACCCCTAGCGGCTATTTTTGCTAATCTTCAAAGCAAAAAGCCACCCCCTAAGGAGTGGCTTTTCGGTTGACTAATTATTGGAACAGCAAGGGCAGTTTTCGCAATTACAATCAGCCATTAGAAGTCCCAGTCGTCATCCGTGGTGGCTTCTGTCTTTCCCATTACATAAGATGAACCAGAACCAGAGAA